CAAATGATATACCTAAATCTAAAGCTGATTCAAGCCTTGATTTACCATAAGCTCCTAATTCTCTAACTTTTATATCATGTGGAGCTATATGTCTATCATATTTGTAAGGTTTGCTTTCCAGTAGATCAGCATAGAAATCTAATCCTTCACCACTACTTTCTTCATAATCAATAACTCTAATCTCATCATTGTGTTTTTGAACAAACCAAATAGCAGTAGAATCTTTAAGACCCAAATCCCACCATGTCTCTGTATCTAAATTAGGATCATAAGGTACATCAGTTATTCTTCCTTTCTTCTCAAGGTCTTCAATAATTGTACCATAATAAGAACCAGTGATTGCAGCTTGAAATGAACATTCAAATTCCTGATCATATAAATCTTCTGACATCATTTCTTTTGCAGAGTTTAATTCTTCTTGATCTAATATCTTAGTCTCACTAGCTTTAAAAACCCCAGTCCACCAATCCTTCTGTTCTTTTGCTTCTCTGTGTAATTTGTAAAAATAATTTTGTCCTTTGGGTGTGCCAATAAAAATACACCATCCTTTTCGGTCAGCCAAAGCAGGTCTGATGATCTCAGGAAATATTGTTGGAGAAATACTTTGAGTTTCATCCATAACACATCCATCTAAAAATATACCCCTTAGTCCTTGATCATTCTCAGCACCTAAAATTGTTATTCTTGAACCATTAGGAAAGTCGCATCTAAGTTCTGATTCATTAAATTTTACAAAAGGAATATTCTTAGCAAAGGTTTTAATGTAATCCCATGCTGTTGCTTTACCTTGTTTAAAGGTTGGACTAATAAAAGCATATCTTGGATTAGGTTTGGGGTTGGTCAAAGCATCTCTGATCATGTGATTGATACACATTACAGTCTTGCCAGACCTACGATGTGCAACAATAACATTAAATCGGCTCTTAACGATTTGATTGTGCAAAAATTTTTGGAGTTTTCTAGGTGAATATGGAATTACAATTTCAGACATTTTAAAACAAAACCCCCCTGTTAGTGAATTGTCCTTGATAAATTATAATAATCAGTATTAATACCAAGTTCATCTACCATGTATTCACTAAAGTCTTTAGCTTCATAGTAATCTTCAAATCCTTCAAAATGAATACTAACAGAATTACTAGATTCTGAAATAATCACAATAGCATTTATTCTGTTTTTATATTCATCCGACATTGGGGTCTCCTTGTTTATCTATATATACCTCCTAACTATAAAAATAAATCGTTAAATTTAAAATCAGGCAAGGGGGTAATTTAAAACCGCCCTCTTTTTTTTAAGCTTTTTAAAATCTCTTTTTAGTTGTTACTGATAATCATCTATTATCAGGGCTTCTTAAAAATAGAAATCAAGCTTGTTTGTGTGTCAGTCAGGTTGAAATGTTATTTTTTTATTGCTCAGGCCTTTTATATGATGTCAAGGCAAGTTGTTTGTGTAAAGTTTGCAACAAATAACGATCTTCTTTAAAAGATCATTGAATTATTATTGATTTAATTGAATTATTGTTGATTAGTCTTTAGACCATTTGACAATCAATGGCTTATTATCAGCGTTTGAAAGCTGTAATTTTTGAGCATTGTCATTATATTTTGGAAGTAATTTAGACGCTTTCCACTTAGTTAATGCAACAGCTTCTTTTAATAAATGTGAAGTAGCTAGATCGCCTTTGCCTTTCTCTTTAAAGTCTTCGATCATCTTCTTTAATTCAGTTTGGCTTTCACTTAATAGATAATCAACACCATCTTGTTTGGCTAATTCGTATTGTTCTCTAACTTTGGGTTTTTTGTGACATAATTGTCTAAATCCTTCCCAGCTCAAATTCAAGTCTTTTAGAATTGTTTTAATTCCATTCCCCAAAGCTAACTCTGAATAGATTTTTTGTAATACTTCATTTGTAAACTTAATATTATTCATATAATTATTTTTAAATTAGTTATTGACATTCTATTGACAATAATATATTAATTTTAATATGTTTAATTTATATATAAAAAACAACTAAAAAGAAAGGTTAATTATGATTACATATAAAACAATTACTTATCATTATCCGAAGCAAAAAATACAAATTGATTATAGAGGTAATGGAAAGTTCTCTATTTGGTCAGTTGATGATACAGGCCAAAGAGATTATGAGCCTCTTTATGAAGTATTTTGTCCAACTACTAAAAAATATCCATCTTTTAGTGATGTATTTGCAAATAAATGGATAAGTAATAATCATTAGTAATTAATAATTAACAATTAAAACGCCAGTAATTAATTTTATTGGCGTTTTTTTTTGTCTATAATTATTTTAAATTATCTATTGACAATTTATTTACAATATAATATCAATACATTAAACAAACAAAGAAAGGTTAAATATGCAAACTCAAACAATTAAAAACAATGTTGATACTGATCAAGTTGAAGCTGAGAAGGTTAGAGCTTTACAATCTCACTTAAATTTAACTGATGATGAAGTAGGTGAAATTACTTTAGAAGATGGTTTTTTATATCATATTCATGGTAATGAATACAAAGTTTTAACTGATGATGAAGCTGATGATGAAGTTAAAGAATATATTGAGCAATCAGTCTGGGCTTTTAATCCTTCATTCTTATCAGCTCATGCTAAAGATGGAATTGATGAAGATGTTTTTAAGGCTTTAAGTGAGAAGTGTGAAAGTTCAAATGAAGCTGTTAAATCATTAATAAAAGATTTTGATGATTTTGTTGATGATGCTGTTTTAAGTGATGGTAGGGGTCATTTTTTATCTTCATACGATGGTTATGAGCATGAAGTTAATATTAAAGGCAATTACTATTATATTTATAGAACTAATTAAGCTATTGACAAGATTTAATTATAATTATAAATTGTCAACAGCTAACAAAGAAAGGTAAAATATGAAAGTTAAAGACTATAAATCAATCACTGAGTTATTACAAAAAAAATACAATAAAAAGTTTTATGATTTTGAAGACTTTGAAGACTGTTTAACAAAACTTAAAAAAGACTTTAAAGACTATCAATCATATTACAAAAATAATTTAAAATGGAATATGAAAGAAAGCTTTAAAGATTGGTTAATAAGATTAATTGATAATGATAGTCATTTAATAAACAAACTTAAAAGAAAGGATCAAAAACAATGTTAGATAAAAATAAAATTATTTTAGAATATCTTGATAATAAATTATTAGAAATTGAAACTAATATTCAACAAACAAAAAAAGAATATCCTTGCGATAGTAAAGACGCTTTTTGCTATGAGTGTGGAAGTAATACTAATGATCCCAGTTATGATGAGCAAATGCAATCAGTATTTATTTTACAAGAAATAAACAAACTTAAAAGAAAGGTAGGTTAATTATGTTTTATCCAACAGTTAAAGAATACAGATCAATACGATTTAAAGGTTATGACATCTTTTTAGAAAAAAAACTTAATGGTGTTATGATTGCAAGTTGCTTACATGATCAAGGCCATAATTTTACTAAGTCATTTATGGATTACACAAAAAATGAAGTAGTAAATATATTGAAAGATGAAATCAAAAATAGAAAGGATAGTTATGAGTATTAAAAATAATATTGAAACTTCAATAGACTTTGGTGGTTTTTATGAATCAATACATGATGGTAATGTTGATCACATGGTTGAAGCTTATGAGTATGATTTTGATCATGTTGATTATAAAAAAACCTTTCAAAGTTATATTGAGAGTTATTGTAGTAATCTTGAAGATTATATTTTAGATGAATATGAAGTTAATATTAGCTTTAAAGATTTAAAATTATATAGCCCTCAATATTACAATTATTCAACTGATGTAATTGATTGTAAAATTAAATCTAAAGAGGCATTTCAATTAAATGAAGTATTAAAAACTAATCAAGATTTTTTAAACTTCTTAAAAGATCGTACTACTAGCTACGATGGTTATATGTCTTTTTATAAATATGATGAAGCATTAAACAATAAAGACAATATCTTAATCAGGTATGTATTAGAATACATTTGCAATCAATACAATGATTATAGCAAGTTTGAATTGCCTGAGTTTGAAGTCTTCTTAAATGCTGAAGGACAAAAAATAGAAGATGAAAAAATTAAATTAATGGAAAGGCAATTAGAGTTTGAAAGCAAACAATTAAAATTTGCTTTATAGAATTATGACTTTGTTTGAAGTTTTTATTATTTATGAAGTTGTAATGTTAACAATGTATTTAATTAACAATTAGAAAGGTAAGTTAGTTATGAATGATAATACAATGTGTATAAGAATGGAAAATGGTAAGTTTCAATATGCTTATGAACTACCAGAAGACTACGATTATGAAGTAGTAGAATGTGATGATGATAGTTATGAAAATATAATAAAAAAAATAGGTAAAATAAAAGATAAGATAATAAAAATTATAGTTGCTTATGGTCAAGTTAAATACATTTTTAACTTACCAGAAGATTATGATTATGAAGTATTTGAATATTAGAAAGGTAGGTTAACTTTGAAATTAGAAGATAAACATATCCAATTAACAATGGATAAGTCATTAATGAATTATGATCTAATATTAAGGGCTAATGATAAAGGTACAAAATATATAGCCTTCGATATATTTGATTATGATAACCAACAAATAATACAAACGATTAAGATGAAAGAAAGAAAGGTAGGTTAGTTATGAATGAAGGTATGCAAAATCTAATAGAAATAGATGAGTTAGAAAACAAAGTCTATCAATACAAACTTAAAGAAAAAAAGATGAGACAATTAATATCAAATGTATTTTGGGATTTAAAAAGAGACATCAACAAAGGTATGAATATCGAAGATATTTATTTTGATGTTGGTTATATGAGTTCTTTATGTGTCATCATTGGTAAAAGAGAACTAGGCCAAAAAATAAATGATAAATTTATAAAATAGAAAGGTAGGCTAGATATGAATGAAGATAAAAACTTTGATATTGCTTGTCAGTTAGCTGATGATTTATATTTTAAATTCATTGATAGTTTGCATGATGATATAGCAAATGAATATGTTGTTGCTGATGAAGATAATATAGGTGGTACAAAGAATACTGAGAAAGGTAGTGAACTATATTGGGATATAGAAAACACTATTAAAAATACATTAGATAAAAAAGAAAGTGAGGTATAAATGAAAGTTTGGAATATTAGAGTTACCGATAGAAATGGGTTTGATAGCTATTTTTTTTTACAAGAAGATGAGCCTACCAACGATCAATTAGAGGCCATTAAAAAGATATATCAAAATTCAGGTAGGTATATTCCAGAAGACATTGACGACATCTATGTTGAAATTAAAAGTTGGTTTGACAATGATAAGATACCAACATACCCACAATTAATAGATGATTTAAAGCAACACTATAAAAAGATTAAATGATTATTAAAGGTTATCCAATACACAGAAAGTACATTAGAATAATTCTAATCTTTTGGGCTATGGTTTTATTAGTTGTTTTAGGTGTTATTATTTTATAATGTGGGTCAATGAAAGGTAGGCTACAAAGTTATGAGTTGTTTAAACTTAATCTTGAACTATGTGGCGTAGATACTTTTGAGAAAGATGATAAGATTAGAAAAAAGTATGCAAAGTACATCGAAGATCAAAAACAGGTTGTTGTCCAATTACCCAGAAAAAATACAAACAAAAAAGATAAGATCATTATTAGCAAGAACTTATTGGAACTTAAAAAGAAAAAAAAGAGGAGGATAGGGGGTTAGAAAGAAAGGTAGAAGACCCCCTTATCCTTTTTAATACCTAGATATATTGTTAACTTATTTAGAATACTTGATCTTAAGTTTATTAGCAATTTCTTTTTCGAAGTTATTATTTTTTTCCACAGCTACCCAATATTCCCTGACAATCTCATCTATTTTAGCGTCAGGTACATTTCTATTTTGAAGATAATTAAGTAGGTCTATCAAGGGGGGGTGTTTAACCTGATTTTTACGATTTCGTATGATAGCTTGTTTATAATGAAAATTAGAAGACTTTCTAATTTTATCTAATTCATATTTAATAGTTTCAATAGGTACATATTTCTTATTCATACTAATTACTCTAACTAGTTAACTAGTTATATATATTATATATCTATATTTAGGTACATTTTATGTACCCCCCATCTAGCATTTAATGTACCCTCACTAGCACCCCTGCCAGACCCCCTGTTAATAATATGTTAACTGTTAATTACCTTTATCCCCCTCTTATTCACAAAGTTATCCCTCAACTTTTGGTTGTGTATATTCTTTTGCTTTTGAGACATTATCCTTCTCAATCTTAGGTTGTCTTGCAATATGTATTGAAAGTCTTTGTTATCCCTGAAGTAATATTTATTCGTTAAATTCTTACCTCTATTTTTCCATGTGATATAGCCAAATAACTGAAGTCTATCCAAAGCCCTTACAAGCGTTCTCTTATCCTTTATTTTAAGTTTTCTCTTTAGATAAGCATGACTAGGGGTACACCCTCTAATCGCAGTCCTGAGCCTTCTCAGAAGGATATACAGCATTTTTTCAGTAGGGGTAAGCACCTCATTATCCAATAGGCTATGCTCTACTTTTTGGAATGGTTCTAAACTAGGTTTTTTATTCATACTTAAAATTACTAATAGGTTTAAGTTTATCAATAGGTATCTTCCAAAAATAAGGCCTATCAGGTTGGTTTTGATTAGTCCAAATGCCATATTTTTGACAATCTTTGGCCTGTATGTAGCCATAGAAATAAAAGGTAGGCATATTATCTATGACTAAGAAATAATAATCTTCAGGTTTATACTTTTGTCTTATCGTTAAAAACTTTTCATACTTAGAATACAATTGGGATTTAACTTGAACAGGTTTTTTATTTATTGTGATGTCTTTGCCAAAAAAATTATTCACTGAATGGTTGAAATAACTATCCATCTTTTTTGCTAATGCCATTTCACAGATACAACCTGAAATTGTTTGACCCCATTTCTGATAGGTGTTAGCATTTTGTCCATGACCCCATTTCATATTTTGTCTTAGGGTTTCAATCTCTCTAATCATACCAGTTGATGCACCAGATAATATCTCAGGCCAGTCTAATGTAATACTTTCTTTCATTTCTATTTTAATACATTAAAAAAAATAATTTGCAAGAGGTATTGACATTTTTGTAAATCTTTTGTAAATATAAAATCAATGATATTGAAGGAAAGGTTTACCGATACAGCTTGGACAAGTGGGGATTTGCAAAAAGCAACAACAAGTCCATCACAAACTGCACTTAGCAATTGGCTTTGGTTTTTAAAATATCAATTAGTTCCATATTTAAATTTCAAAAAAGAAAAAGATAGTATCAGTTTTAAATCAGGTACTTTTGTCCATGAATGGTTTCAAAATATTTTATTGGGTACTGCTAAGATAGAAGATTGTGAAAGTCATTTTAAAAATTTAATTAATCATCTTGAATTAGATGAGAAGAAAAAAATAAAAGCAAATTTTATTTTAAAGTTTATAAAAAGTTATGTTCAAAATCATTTAGACGCAATCAAAGAAGTATCAAATAATAATATGGAAGGTTGGCAAATAGAAAAACCTTTTTCAGATTGGTATGATGATCAATACATGGGTCAAAAATTAAATATAGCTAACGAAGGTTATATTGATTGTTATAACGATACTTTACAAATTATTACTGAGCATAAAAATAGGTTTGGCAGTGTCAGAAAAAATCCAATAACATCTAAAACAA